GTTGGGCGGTTGCTGGTTCGTATGCGCAAGGATGCAGTAGTAATTTACTCCGAGCCGTGAGGCCAAGTTGCCTACCACGTAGGCGGTAGCGTTTGACCAGGCGGTCGCGGTTCCTGCGAGCAGCGTGCCGCCGCCTGTGTGAAATCTAAAGTAGGTATTACCTACCTCAATGGCGAAGGTCTGCGTTGTTGAATAGGTGAAAGGGATGAGGCGCGTTGCCTTGGTTGAATCTTTGACCTCCCTTACGAACTCAAAACCCGGACGGTTAGCGACGGGGCCATGGGGAAGCACTAGAAAATTTCGGCAGGTGGCAAGGCCCGTCTGGTATTTTGTGTCGGCGATCTGCCCGAAGAACTCCGGTGTCAACTCTCCGCCGTTGAAAGCTTTGGTCAGCGTTCTTGTATTTGCCATGCCTTACCTTCCTGATATCCACGCGACGTTATGCTGCGGTTTGGTATTACGCTGCTGACTGTCGGAAGTCGTTGCCTTGCCTAGCCAGTATTGCGCCATCTGCAAGCAACGCTTCGCTTCCGCCCTACCTTCTTCACCCTTGATAATAGGCCCGGCCATGTAGCTTGCGAGCAGCCAAGTCAGCACAGTGACGAACAGTGGCGAGAACCGCGCCGTATCTGTCACACGGATGATGTAGCGGAGCACGGCCTCGCTTTGATTGGTGACGATGACTGTCTCGCCGTCTTCGTTCGTCTCGAGCGCGAAAGGCTGCGTCTGTGTGAGGGAACCCCACGGCAGCGGCGATTGCAGACTACCGTCAGATAGCGTCACGGTGCCTGCTGGCAGCGGTGAAGTGTAGTCGTCTTGCGCGCCGGGGGGCAGTACCGCAAAGACGTGCAGCGCGTTCGTCGGCATGGCATAAGCGTACTGCCAGCCCGTCTCAAGCGCGGTGACTTCGGCCGCGGTGATGCGTCTGGTGGCAAAATTCCACGGGTGCATCTCGAGGAGTGCGTCACGTGCCAGCGGGTAGAACCGGGCACAATGCTCTGCCTGCGCGCTACCCTCGGGAGGGTCGAGGCTTGCTACCGTGGCATCATCGCCAAGGTGTGCAAGCGCTAGGTTAGCGATGTCAATATCTGAGGCCATGTATCGTCTCCTGTAATAAAACAGGGGGCGCGAGGCCCCCTATACTTCCTCGCTCGCGCGTCGTCTTACACCAGCGCGTCGCTGTCTTCTTTCTTAGCTGGGTTCTTACCGGCCAGGGCTTTCTTGACGGCGTCCTCTTTGGCGCTAGCACCTTGCCCGCTTCCTGCGTTCACTTCGCTGAAAGTGGTAGGCTCTTTCACAGGAGCTTTACCTACGATGGGCTTCTGTATTTTGATTTCTTCCATCCATTTGCCTAGTTTCTGGCCTTCGGGGAAGTCGAATATTGCCCCCGCGCGGACACGTTTGCCTTTATAAAATCCGTCTTGTATAGCTCTTACTTGCATGTTTCTTACCTTCAATTGTGGAGAAAAGGGCGACCGGAGTCGCCCTCTACCTGTTAGATTGCATCAGGGTAGGCAACGAAGTTCGCGACATCCCTTGTCAAGAACGCGTTGATCTTACCTGCCGTAACGTTGGCCGTGCCGACCGTTTGCCACAAACCTAGATAGCGCTCGTACGTCGCGCCGAGAGGCAACGCGTAGGCGAGCTGATAGCCTGCCACCAGTGTCGCCACCGGTATGTCCGGGGTAGCTAAGTGAACGGTCTTGCTCGTCGCTAAGTTAGCGGTGCTATCGGAGGCAAGCTCGAACTTCGTTGTAGACGTGGCGCCTACGAAAGTGGTGTCTACCTGGATGACCAGATAAATCGGCTCGCCCGCGCCGAGGTCGCGCAGTGTAGGGTTTGCCCCAAGGTCGATAACGTCACCGATAATCGCGTTACCAACAGCGAGAATGGCGGAGGTGGCGTCGCAAAATTCGCCTCTTTCATCTAATATCATTGTCTTAATCCTTCTTTAAAATTGTGTACGGTCAGTCAGACATTAGATGCCAGACTCGGTGTTTGTGATCGCGTCGCAACGACGTACGGGGACGCCATCAAAAGAAACGACGTGCTTACCTGCTACCTGGTCCATAGTCAGCGTTGAGCTGGCTACCTTGTTTACGATCTGGCGGCGCAGGAATGAGCGCAGGGTCCGGTTCATGTAGAACGCAGGGCGCCCCATCTGAAGGTTCGGAACCAGCTCGAGAGCCTGAGTCATCAAGTCGATAAGGTTTGGGCCTGTTGCCGCGTTCGCTACAATGTCCTCCTGGTCGACGTTCACACGCACCACATAGCGCCAGTCACGGACAGACAGTCCGCAATCCCAACGGTAATGCGTCCTGTAGCCTTCCATGCGGCCGCCGCTGCCGTCGATATTCTCGATTGTCACTTGGCCTTTGTCTTCGTGAGACAGCCCGGCTTTAGAGCCTTTTGGATAGATACCGTGGACGGTGTTTGGACCCCACACCACGAGCCACAGAGACGTGTTGTCGGTGCTGTCCGGCGTGGCCGGATCGGTCAAGATGTTGCCTCCGTTCTCTGCTGACTGGCTGTTGAAACGCGGGCCGAAGCCTGTAAAAGCTTCTGGCTCCGTGGATTCGTTACCGTAGAAAAGGGTTGACGCAAATTCCTGGTTCATCCCCTCGATATGGGCGCGGTCCTCAGAAAGACGGAACGCCGCGGTGTTACCGTTGAGGTCTGCCAGTGCCTTGTCGACCTCGGCGTATGCTTCTAGCATACCGCAAGAGTCAGTGACTTGCACTGTGGTGCTCTTGGTGGGCTGCACGCCGCCATACAATTTACGCCATGTCGGTGCAGGAAGGCCAGTACGGACAGTCGTGCGGTGACCTGTTGGCAGGTTACCTTCTAGCCATACCATATCTTCCAGTATTTCATTTGTTTGGTTGAGCATCTCGGCGATCGTGTCGATCTTGCCGTTCGCGTCCAGGCGCTTCGTCACGTCGAGAAGCGTAGGATGTGTTGCTGATAAAGTTGTCATGTATCAAACTCCTTGCTGATTGTTTATTTCTTCATTGTCGGGTAGAGGATTGACGCCGGGTCCATTTTGGTGCCTTGCTGGCCGCCTTGTGTCACCATTGTGTCCTCACTAATCGCTTTTCCTGCCTTGACGAGCAACCGGATAATTTCCGGGTGATTGCCGAGGCCGGTGCCCTTCGGATTTTCCGTCGGGTGGAATTTACCCAGCATGGCCTTCAGTTCGGGTGAGCCGAAAGCATCTACCGCTTTCTTAGCTACCGACAGATTTTCCGCGAGCTTATCGCCCCCGAACTCTTTGTCGGCTTTCGCCTCTTCCGCCCAGGCATTCGTTTGCTGCTCTACCGCTTCGATTTGCTTGGCTGCGAATTTCTCCATCAGCTTCGGCCCGAAGTCGGCGATTGCCTGCGCGCTCTCCTGGTCAAGACCCTTCTCTCTGGCGAATGCTTCGAACTCTTTGAGCGCGTCGGCGTCTATTGCGACACCTTCAGCGAACTTAAATTCGTATTGCTCAGGCGCGCCCTGTTTGGCGTCATCCTGCTTATCGCCTTCAGAAGCGTCCCCTTCCTTCTGCCCTTCGGCCTTCGGGTCGGTTACGGTACTGTCTACCTGCTGTGCTGGCGCGCCTGCTTCTGCCCCTGCGGCATTGTCAGTTGCGCCTTGCTGTCCTTGGCTAGCGTTAGTGTCACTTGCTGCGTCGCCCGTCATCAGCGTTTCGTTTGTCATGTTCACGTTGCTCCGATACCATCGAGTTGTAGCGCTCCGGGCAGTGCTCGTTAATCAGTGCCATATAGGTAAGACCAACGTTTCTTGCCCCCTCACGGAAAAACGTTTCTGAGTTTCCTGTGAAGCTGGTTCTGTACAACCCTGTTTTTTCAAGCAGGCCCCACATTAAGCGGCGCCCACGTTTATCACTCATCAACCACTTCACGTCGTCAGCCTCTTGACGCGCGGTAAGGCGCTGCTTTTCCTCTCGGTCGGCGAGCATCCTCTCTTGCGTTCGAGTATCTAACGGGTCTGTGGTCATGCTCTTAATCCTAGTCTTTCGTCGGCCTGATACGCGTACCGGTTAAGACCTGGTTACGGTAACCACCAAGCTCATGACGTCGATGTCCGTTGACGCCGCAGTCGTGCCCGTCAGAAGCACGTAAAGTGCTTCGGTCGCCGCTAGAACCTCAGTAAGCCCCGTGACCCCTAGGTTAGCTGACGATAGAACGGTATCGGCGACCAAGGTGCCGACGTTATCTGTGGCGAGGGAAGCGTCCGTAAGGTCTTCCGCGGCGGCGGTGAGCTTCCGTACGTCCATGCTGAGCGTCACGTTGCCGCCTGCCGACTCGACCTGGCCTACTACGTCGACGGCC